TAACTTCTTTAATAGCGTTATCAATTCTGACCATATTGAGAGTATATTTACCTTCTTGCTCATACTCCAGTTGCCACCTCAACTCCAAGGACCTTTTTTGTTTGTACATGTCTTGTACCATCTATAACCTCCTCATAGGTTATTCTTTTTATCTTGGTATGAATTCCCAAGATTTTCCCATTTTACACTTTTTTCTCCTAGTTTGTCAAGGATAGATTTTTCAATGCCTATAGCACTATCTTCACACTGGACATTAAAGTCAGCATAATAGCCATGATATCGGATTTGAATTCGGAAGTTTTTCATAGTGAATTTCTTACTTTATAGTCGAAATGAGGCGGTTTTAAGGCCGCCTCATTAATTTGTTTTAGTTGCTATTACGCACCTGGTGATCCGAAGATACCACGCCAGTCAGACCAGCCGAAGCTGTATCTTTCTCTAGCTTTGTATCTAACGTTACCAGTATCAAAATCGCCTTCCATAGCGGTTTTAATTGGTGCTCTAACAAAGTGTTTTAGTCCATTAGGAACATCTGTTTTAAGGAACCAAGCATCTGTATCAGTTAAGTAATGATTAACCACATAACCTTGTGGAACCATTCCCATAGATACAACTGCATTGATATCATTATCAGCTGTTCCAACTCTACCTGGAGATTTCATCAATCTCTCAACAGTAAATTGAAGCGCAGAAGGAACAATCATTTTTTTCCCTTGAGCCGCAATTTTTAAACCACGTTCATCAGTAAGCGCAGCAATGTCAATCAATGCTTGCTCTAATGAAGTTTCGTTTAAGTCTGCCGCAGTAGTAAGTTCATTCTGCTCTGTACCAGCTACAATAGCGTGGGCCGTTGCACAAAGTTCCTTACTGTCACCGCCAGTATATGAACTGTTAAACGCTCTGTTTAACACGTTAGCTGCTTTAACTTGTTTAGCGTTAGCCATAGATCTAGCTAATGCTTTTGTATAACGAGATGCGATTCTGTCATACAAATTGTCCTCAACCGCTTCTTCAGTGATTGCGAACGCTAAAGCAATTGTTTCATGCGTATAACGAGCAGTGAAGGTTTCGTTAGCGCTGTCAAAAACAACACCTTGTCCTTCTGCTTTTACTTGAGCATTTGCGAATCCAGATAACATAACTTCTTCTTCAAAAGCTCTGTCTGAATTTTCAGTGTCAAATACGTCAGCATGTTCGCTCGCATAGTTCTTGTATTCCAAGCCAAATAAAGCATTTAAACCTGGCTCTAGTTCTTTTACTAGTTGTCCTCTTGATATAGCCATAATTTATACTCCTGTTGTGCTTGTTAAGAAGTGTTCGATGATGATCACTTTAAAATTACAATTAGCTGACGTTAAGTCGCTATTGTCTGGGTCATCAGAAACATTCATAATACGAAGATTCGCTGAAGTCGTCGACTGAGTATCCGTCATTTCAGTTTTAGATATGTAGTGTGGTGCTGCTCCTGCCGCAACGGCAAGGTCAGCATTCGATCCGATATCAGCTTGCGCAGTTGCGCCAGATGCATCGGATTGTACTTCATATAACTGAAATGGATCATCATGTATAAAACCTTTAATATCTGTTGCAGCATTACTTGCTTTTAAGTTATTTGCAAAAGTAGGTTTCGACGTCGTTGCGTCAGTAAAGAAAACACCCTGAATAGAACCTAACAGAGCTCCGTTATCGGTAACTGCTGCTATTGCAATACCAGCTCCTGATGCTTTTACAACATCATTTTGGTAGATTGCAGAAGCGCAAGCTGCGATTTCGTATTCTGATAGACCTTGGGCGTCTCTATTACTTCCGACTTTGCCAATTGGTCTTAGACCAAAGGCAGCGTCTTGATTTGCCATGTTTTTTCTCCGTAGTTTACAGATTGCTCTGTAAACGGTTAATAAAATTTCGTTGGGTTAGGAATCGCTAATAAATTAGTCTTTCTTAGTCCCACCGAAGGTTACACGAGTCTGCCTCTCAGCATTGATCGGCATACTTGGGTGCTGATCCTTCAAAAGATCGCTTTCAATCGCGTCGTCTTTGTCCTGAGTAATTTTTCTAAAATACTCATCGCGCGCTTTGACGATCTCCTCTGGTATCCTTGCCAGCAAAAGGCCACCAACTCCGATTACCCCTTTGTATTTACCTTCATTCATCACTGGATAGTCAGATCCTGGATATGCATCAGCTCTTACAAGCTCGTATCCTGATCTCAATCGACCGGCCATGTTCTTTGTATCATCAAAGCCCATAGTTTCGGCTCTTATCCATCTATGATGAAATCCTGCAGGTGCAGGGGGTGCATCTAAAGATGATGGTGGAGTCCAAACAGCTTTTTTAACAGTTTTTTCTCTGGTTTGGCTCGCACGGGAAGTTTTTATTTTGTCGTCGTTTAGCATATGCTTATGCCTCCTTCGTGATTTTTAATTGTTTCGCATATTCTTCTAGTGGCACACCTAATTTTTTGGCGATTGCTACCTGAGAGGATGTGAGTCTCACAGTTTTGCGACCTGGGTGAACACTTCGCTTCGCTGAAGCTACTATTTGTGTTCGGTTAGTCGATTCCTGAGACGTAGTATTACCAAATTTATGTGGAAAGTCAACTCTTATTCTTTTATCTATTTCCGCATAGTATTCGGGAGAATTAGGGTCAAAACCTTCTTCTTCTACAAGCTTTTTATGTATATCAAAAGCCGTATAAGTCATAGCAGAATTGTTACCAAACCAAGTATTCTTGGTTGCCCAGTCTTCTGCCATAGGATCAGGAGCTACATGTGGCCTATATTGTTGAGGCGTAATTTTAACATCCTTCTCTTGAGGTTTTGCAGTTTCAGCTGCTTTTAAAGCATTTAGTCTTGCGCCATCCATTGTTAAAGTTGCAATTTGCTCTTGTGCAGTAACTTGTCCTTCAACGTTTTGAGATTCAATAGCAGTTTTTAAAGCCTGTTTAGCGGCTTTCATATTCGTTTTAACTCTGCTTTCAAATTCAGAAACGTAAGATTTATCTAATCTAGAAAATTTACTTTCTAAATCTTCTTTATCTCTTTTTACTGATTGAGCGTAAACAACGGCTTCTTCTTTTTGACGTTCTGCTTCACGCATTTTACGAGTTAGTTTAGCAATACGTTTTTGAACGCCTTCACTATATTTTTCTAACTCTTCTTTTTTCTCGTCTTTCTTTTCTTCTTTAACCTCAACTTCTCCACCTTCTTTTTTTTCTTCGGGCTGTGCTACTTCCTCAACCTCTATCTTCTCTTCCTTGGGTGCTTCCGTTTTTTCGGGTTCACCTTTGTCATCTAAATTAATTTCAGTTGCTTTTTCATCAGCTTCACCTACATCAATTAGATCGTCTCTTTTTACTTCTTCTGGCATAGTTCCTTTCCTATGTTAAATATGATGAAGAACAGCTTCAGGATCTTTAATCGTTCCTAAAACCTCATCATCGTTTAGTAGTCGCACTTCCCCACCTTCTATTGGTAATCTTGAACCCGCATAGCGAGCAAAGATAACCCAATCTCCTTTTTTGCACCAGGGTCCTGATGTAAATTTCTTCTCTGAATAACATAACGGTCCCATTTTTAAAACATAGCCACAATTTGTAGCTATCCTTAATTTCTCTAAAGATTCTTGTGCAATAATAATTCCACCTTTAGTTTTCTCTTTTGGTGTAAAAGGTAAAACTAAAAGTCTCCAGCCGCTAGGATCGGGTAGCTGGTCTTTTACGTATTGTATATTGTCTGGATTTAAAGGTTCTTTTTCACCTATAGATTCTTTTTCGTATTTTTCTGAAAGTGCATTCCTATGTTTTGGAATCCCCTTTTCCGATATTGACAACGTTTCCTTGCTCATCTTTTTGCTCCTTTTGTTCTAGCAGGTTAGAGATTTCCTGTAGTAAATATTGATATGTTCTTGCCTGTCCTAACATATACTGATATTTTTCCATATTGTCAACACCACCGCTTATCATGGCATCTCCAACTCTCTGTAAACTGTCTCTCATTATTTTTTGTATCTTTGATACAATTACTAATGGATCCACTTATATCATTCCTTTATAATATTTCTTGTTGTGTGGATTTGATAAATTAACTCCACCATACTCGCCTCTAATGCTCGGTCCAATATATGTACCTTTGCTAAGATTTACTCTTCCACCTTTTTTATACTCTTTTTCCCATCGCTTTGCGATCTCAGGATGGTTAGCATGCATGTATTTTCTTTGTTTTTCTGATTTAAAAGGCATTATTTTTTACCCTTTCCATTTCTAAATATTTGAGTTCCTTTTATACCAAATATGCTGGCACATACAAGAATCCAGAGATTTGTGAACCATGATGGCAATGCTGAAAAATGATCGAAGAACATTTTTATTTTCTCCATCGCGGCCGGATCGTCCGACCAAACTCCCCAGGCGAGCACCAAAATGGGCAGTGTGAGAATCGCTAAAACGACCTCGTCCTTGTAGTCGTTTTGCCGAGCCTCTAAAAGCTTGCCCTGGTAAGCTTCCTCACCTCGAGCCATCTTAGTAGCATGCATATGCTGAGCATCAGCCATAGCCATCTTAGTCTCTTGACGTTTTTTATATATATGTGTACCAGCATTTAAAGCTAATTTAACTGCACTAAACCACATAAATCTCCTAATTAATTAACGCAATAATTACAATAAGTACAACAACTCCAGCCATAGCAATCTTCTTGTTATCCTGGGCCATTTTAATATATTTTTTAATTGTTTCCATTTGTTTCTCCTATAGATTATTTTTATCTAACCATTTTGGTACATCAAATGATGGACATTCTTTCTTGTCATCAACTTGATAGTGACCTATTATCTTTTCTATTTCGTATTCACTTTTTAATTTAAGCATT